AGGCGGGGGAAGCTCTTCATCTTCCTTTTGGATCGCCTCGCGCTCGGCGGCTCCCTCTTGCTTCGCCTGCTCCTCTTGCGCCATCTCCTGCTCGTAGAACTTGTCCATCTGGCGCTGCTCACGCTCGTCGCGCTCGTACGCAAGCTGCTCCTCAGACTTAAGGCTGTCCTCTGGCAAGCTGCCCCACGGGGCGCGGAGAGCATCAACCACATCGCTGGTGGTCGCTCCTTCAGGGAGCAGCCCTGACGTAAGAGCGTCCTCTACTGTGACTCCTCCGTCGCTGAGGTTCCCCTTGTACTTCGTCGCTCCGGTAGCCCACCCAGGCTTTAGGAACGACTTGTGGATACCCATGCCCTCTCGACCAAACACCTCTTCCTGACCTACTGCCTTGGCGTTGCGTCCCTTTCCCTTTACCGTGAGGTTTCCAACAATCGCCGACGGGACAATCCCGCCGCGATCCTTGACCCATGAACGCAACGTCTGTGCCTGCTCAAACAGCTTGCGTCCGACGATGTTGTGCCGCACGCCAAGCCGCTTCTCAGCTCTGCGGATGGCGCTGCGAACAGTCGGACTCTGCATCTGCTCCTTGGTAGCAACGGCAATGGCACTCTCAATCGCTCCCTTGTTGCGCGCCCCGGCGATCTGATCTGCAATCACCGTGGTCGCCACCTTCGGACGCTCCTTCGGCGCGGCCGGAACAGCCAGCGGAGCCGCCGGAGTTGCCTTCACGCCAGCTTGGATCTGAGCGATCCTATTGGCGACGATTTTCCTTAGACTCTTCCTGCGGCGCTGGTCAGCAGTAGCAACCGACAGCGCCCTGGTGATCTCCTCGTTCGTGTTTGCATTTTGAACCATGTTGGCGATATGCGCCATCGTGGTGGACTTGAGCTGAGCAGGCTCCGCCGCAAGCGGAGCAGCAGCCTCTTGCACAATCTGCTCTGGCGTGGGAGCTGGCGGGAGCTTGCGGCGCGGCGCCCCAAGCATCGGGATCGGATCGGCCTCAGCAGCCTCTTCTGCTGACTGCTTCGCGGCGCCTGTAGCGCCCTTCTGGCCCTTAAGGACCGGCAAGCCCTTCGGCGCGCGCGCGAATGCTGCCTGCTGCTCAGCGTCCTGAAGTACCACGAACGTCTTTTTGACAATGTCGTCCGGCACAGCCGACGGCTCGACCTCCATGTGAACGGCAAGCCCGTTACGGACGATCTCAAGACGCTCTTCAGGAGACAGCGTCTTGTTGAACTCCTTCATGACCTTGGCGACACGCTGGGCCTTGGCATGCTGCTGAGTATCAGGAACCTCAGAAGGCATAGCGGTCGCAGAAGGCTTCAGCCCAAACCCAGCGGCCACCTCCTGCTGGCGCTCATCCCGAAGAACTGCTGCCGCAGCAGCTTGGCTCGCGTCAGACTCTGCCCGCTTGCGAGAGCGATACTCGTCAGCAGCGGCAGAGAACGCCTTCATCGTCTCATCGAGCTGCTTCATGCGCTCGTTCTTGGACTTCTTCGGCTCAACCGGGCGAACCCGATTGACCTCTTCTGCCATCTGGTCATACATGGAGATAACGTCATCAGAACTCAGCGTCTGAGCCGCCGCCCCGCGCCTGCGAGCGGTGACTTCACGGGCAATGCCAAACTTCTCCTGCTGCGTCTTCGCTTCCCTAAACCGCTTCAAATCGGCGTTGTACTGCATGCCTTCAGCATGCTGCTGCTCACGCTCGTCGATGGTAATTCCCTTGGTAGCCTTGCCAGCCATTGACTCGCGCAGCTTGTCCAAAACAGTGATGATGTGGCTATCAGCATGGCCCATCTTTGACAGCGTGTTCTTCAGCTCGTCAATCTGCTCGACTGACGAGATTTCGCCATTCTTGATAGCCCGCTGGACGTTGCGTGACACGTCGCGGTACTCGTCAGGCGCAGCAGCGAAGTCCTGAAAGGTCCGCTGCGTCGGCTGCGGCGCGCTCGGCATGCTGTCAATCGGATGCGTCGTTTCCTTGATGTACTTGCGCGCCCGATCAATCGCAGCCTTGAGCTTGTTTGTGCTGTTGGCGCCCACGAACCCCATCTGCTCAGCAGCCTTGACGACCTCTTCAAGCCGCTTCTCGTCCCGCTCGTACCCAGCTTGATCGACCAGCTCAACCAGCTTGGCCTCTGTCAGTCTTGGCGGTCGAACAGTTCCTTGGGGCTGAGTCCCTTCTTGCGGCGCTTGCGCTCCGGCAGCTTCTCCTGGGACTGGCCCTGGACGTACTCCTTCGCCTCCCGGCGGGATAGCCCCTTCGGCCCCGACTTCCACCCGTGGGCCACCGCCTGCATCAGTCGGAACTGCGCCTTGCTGTTGGCTGGCATTGCCGACTCCGTTCATGAGGTTCACAGCGTTGTTGATCTGCTCAACCTGCTCAGGCGTCAGCAGCCCGGTGTCGCCCATCAGCTCTTGGACGGACACCTTGCGCTGCTTGGCGCCCTCCTTAATCGTGTTCACATCCTGATGAATGGACGCGGCTCCAGCGAGCGGGCCAAGGAACATCGCCAGCGGACCCATCGTTGCCGCTGTTTCCTTGTACTCTGCAATCGCCTCTGGAGACGTAAGGTCTTTGTCTTGGCCAAGGCGCTCAAGCCCAGTCTGACCGATCTCCTGTGGCACCTCAGAAGCCAGCGTGCCTAGTGTGGCCTTGGCAACCCGGCCAGCGCCCATTCCAGCCTTGATTCCACGCGCGGCCGTGCGCAGCATCTCGGTGGTGATCTGCCCACCAGACTTCACCAGCTTTGCTGCCCAGTATCCAGGCGTAACCGCATCGAGCGCCCCGGCGGCAGCTCCGTAGCCGATCTCCTTAGACGGGTCAGTCTCCAGCCCCTCAGCAATGCGCCCCTGCCGAATTGAGCCAACTTCCTGCGGCGCAGACATGGCCCATGCGCCAGCCATACTCGCCAGAGCCTTGGCGAGCGGAACCACCTTGCCCTCGGCGTCGAGTACCTTCCCTGCCTTTGCCAGCCTAAGAATAATGCCGCCAGCCTTCATTGCGTTTCCAGCAAGACTGGCAACCTTCGCGGCAGCAGCAGAGGGAAGGACAAGGTTCGGCAAGGTTTCTGCCACGTTCGTCATGGCAGCGGCGGCAGACGGCCAGAAGCCCTCTGCCTCATTGAAAGTAGGCATCTCGCGCGGGGCGATCCGCTCGCCAAGCCGAGTGAGGCCACCGCCCCATTCGTCCAGCTTTTGCTGAACGGGATTCTTGCCACCTACTCCCTCCATGACAGACGCCACGGAGGACAGCATATCGCCAGGAAGACGAGCCGTCCCGCGAACGAATCCCTTGGCCATCTCCAGCGGGAAGTCTGCATTCTCGTACGACCGCTGCGGCTGCTGCGGTTGAGGTAAAGAGGGCGCACCCGCCGCGCCGGAGGGGGGCTGCGTGGCAGGAAGTGGCGACGCGGGAGGAGGTGTCCCAGCAGCAAGCGTCGGCGGGGCGCCCAACAGCTCTTGTCTCAGTTCGTTCTTGGATTCATCAGAGAGCGTAGCCCACGTTGGGCTATCTGAGGCCATTGCCTCGTCAATGAGTTCGCGCTTGCTCTCTTCAGACAGCCCCTGAAACGCGGCGCTTGCCAGCAGCCGCTGAATCTTTGTCTGCTCAGGCATGCGCCCTCCTAAAGACCGGCCTCGCGCCTAGCGCGTCGCTTTTTCTCTTCTTCGCTGCCCTCTTCGGCTCCGACGCGATCCCACGCCCTCTTTGTTCCAGCGTCTTGAGCAATCGCGCTTGGCACCCCAGGCTGTCGCGGGCCTTCTCCGCGATCAACGGCAAGAGCGCCACGCTCCTTGATCAGAGCCTCTTCCTTTAGAAGCCTATACGCAGCTATGTCATTCTTCAGGTCGTTAATCTGCTCATCAATTTGAGCTGTATCTGCCACTGATCCGTACAACTCAGCGTTTCTAACCTCTGTTTGCCTTCTGATAATCATAGAGTTGTACATTGACTGTTTCTTGCTGATGATGTTTTCGATCCCGCCCACCGTAAGATTCTTAACGTCTCCAATCGCATCCGTTTTCGCATCAGTAGCGGCAGCGAGCGAGCCGTACCGACGCTCCTGGGCGGCAGACGTATCAGCCTGCTGTTTCACGAGCCTGGTTTGTGCCGCCAAATGCTCCTGTCTAGCAGCAAGCGCCTCTGGGCTAGAGTCAGCCTCAAGAACTCGCTGCTGTAGCTCCTCATTGCGCAGCTTCGCTGCATTTACTTCAAAGTCGTACTTCAGGGCACGCCGCTTCATAGGGTTGATTTCGTCGTTCAGGGCGTTCGTAGCAGCCGTCGTGATGGCGCTGGCGCGATCCGGGTCATCGCTCATGCTTGCAAGTAGAGCAGCGTTCTCAAGCTGATCCGCGTAGGACATTCTCGCCTGCGAGTCAGCGCCTCTAGAGAACTCGTCAAACTCGCTCTGCTGCGGCCCGACCGCGTTGAGAGAAGCATCATTGCGAACCTTCGCTGCGCGTTCTCTCAGGCCGTTGGCGTAGTCAGCCATCTGCTTCTTCTTGGCAATGCTCTCGCTGACCTCAAAAGCCTCTCTCGCCATTCGCGTGCGCAACACATCCTGAAGCCGCTTGTTATCCTGATTCTGGTTGTAGATCCCGGCCCCGAGCGCGACGCCGCGCCCAAGTCCTGGCGTGGCTGCGCCCACAACCCCGGCCATGATCGGGGCAATCATGTCCCACGGCGACTTCTTCGGCTGCTGCGCCTGCATCTGCTGCTGTAGCATCGCCAGATACTGCTGCTGGAAGTCGTCGTAGTTACTGGCCATATCGGCGCCTCCACAAGATGTCCTGAAGCGTAGTCTGCTGCTGCATCGGCTGCGGCCTGAACTGCTGCGCGCGAGCCATCATCTGCTCGTTCATGGCCTGCTGCTGGGCAGCGCGCTGCTGCGCGGCCTGAGCGATGCCCATGCCCATCTCGGCGCCCGTTTGGATGTTGCCCATGTTCCGCTGTGCCCAGCTCGGCTGCTGCTGTTGTACAGGCCCGGTCGCCATCAGCTCGATCTGCTTCCTGTCTGCCGCGTCGGCAGCAAGGTCCGTCTCGACAGCGTTCCGCTGCGCCTTCGCCTGCGCCGTGTTCTCAAGACCGAGCGTGAATTCCTTCTTCTCAGATTCCATGTCGCCAAGGCCGAACTGCTTGACCTTTGAAGCCTCAGCCGGGTCGTCCCACATCTCTGGAGGGTCAGACTTCTCCTTGAAACCGAACGCTTCCTGATACCCACCCTTGAGCGCGTCTCTCAGGTAGCGCTTGTTTTGAAACACGGACTCCTGCTGGGCGTTATTCATCCCAGCCATCTCAGCTTCAAACGGCTGCTGAGCCTTGTCGGCGGCAGACTGTGCAGCCTGCCGCCTGCCCTCTTTCGCCTGCTTCATCTGTTGCAAGGCACTAAGAACCAAGCCGCCTACGCCGAGCGCGATCTGCACCCACCCAAAGACCAGCATTGCGAGCAGCGGGTGCCCTGGAAAGTCTGGCGCGACAATCATGTCACCCTCCTTACTTGAACAGCCCGCCGCCGCTCGTCTTCGATCCGATCATTGAGTTTGCGCCACCAAGCGGACCCATAAGCGATCCGATCCCGGCCTGCCTGAACCAGTCAAGCTCGTTCTTGGCAGCGTCGGAACCCTGCTGCGCGATCTCTCTGTTTCCTGCACCATATCCCTGAAGACCGCTCATGAAGTCCTGCGTGCGGCCGTACTCATTCTGCCCAGACTGCATGTTCGTGCCGATCTGAGTCTGGCGAGCGCCCATGAGACGGCTGAGAGCATCCGTCGCAGCGCCGCGATTCGCCTCACCCATGCCGAACATGTTTTGGAACGCCTGATCTTCGCGACCAGAAACGGTGCTCCCCATCCGCTCCTGAAGATTGGCCAGGTCGCCGGAGACGCCGTACTGGAACTGGCGGTTCCCCTCGGCAATGCCCTGCTGGTTCTGCATCTGCTGATTCAGCGCGTCGTAGAACGAACCGGCACGGCTCATGTCCATGCCAGCGCCCTGATTGAAGTTTCCAGCCTGCCCCTGAAGCGCAGCAATCAGCCTATCTGCGCCCTGCCCCTGACGGCCGAACTCCGACTCCTGAAGGCCGCGCATCCAGTCCATGCCCTCACCGGCCCTGCCGGACTGCGCGCCGGAGATGTTCAGCAGCCCGCCGAGCTGCGAGTTGCGGGCATCCTGACCGCGATTGAGAGCGTTCTCCTCGCGGGTGAGGTTGGACGACTCCATGTCCCACTGCGACTGGATCGACTGAAGCTCACGCGCCTTCTGCGACTCGGACAGATCCCTACGGTTCTTGATCTCATCCTGAAGCGCCTGATACTTCTGGCCAAGCGCGGCCTGCTGACGCTGCGTGTTGGCCTCTGACGCCTGAAGCCCAAGGCTCCCACCAGTCGCAGCCCTATTGACGCCCTGCTGTGCGGCTTGCAGGTACGTGTTGGCTGCGGAGTTGGCGCCCTCCATCTGACGACCAATCCCGCGCTCCTGAAGGCCGATCTCCTCCTGAATGAGCGGGAGCATCATCTGCGCCTGCGCCTTGGCGAGCGCATCAGCCTTAGCAGACGACCTCCCAAGACCGGCCAAGTTCATCTGGTTTTCAATCTCAGGAGCCGTGGTCAGGTTGAAGGCTTCCAGCGCCGCGTTGATACGAGCGTTGTTCTTGAGGTCAAGCTCCGGCGCCTGCTTGGAAACGTCCATCTGCTGCTTGGCGAACTGAAGCGCCTGCTCCTCACGCGAAAAGCCGCGATTGAGCATCTGATCGACAAGGCCGTTCTTATTAGTTAGCCCGGCGCCATACTGGTTCGTGGCGTACTGACCACCAGCATCCTGCGCCTGACCCATCAACTTCTCTGCCTGTGTGTCCTGATACGTGTTCCCGCCGAACTTGCCCATCTTGCCGTACAGGTCGCCATACTGATCGGACGTTGGAACGTTCCCAGCTTGACCCATCTGGTTAATCACGTCCATTGCCTGACCTTCGGCTCCAGTCTGGCCCATGTACGCTTGACGCTCCTGCTCAAACTGCGACATCTGGTCGCCAGACATGCCGATCTTCTGGCCTGCGGCATTGACGGCTTGGCCCATTGCCCCTTGACCCATCTGCTGATTTAGCCACCCAGCAGACGCGAGGTTCCCAAGAGCGCTCGGATTTCCGTTGCCACCGAACATGTTGCCCATCATCTCAGCAATGCGCGGGTCATTCCTCACGTCAGCGAAGCTGGAGGTCGGATCATCGAACTGGTTCTCGTACCACTGGCGCTTGCCGAGAGCGTTGCGCTCGTATTGGTTGGCACCACGGTTGCCCTGAAGGATGCCCTTGAGCGTTCCCTCGTACGGGTTGTTGGCAACCTGACCGGCCTCTCCAACCATATAGTCTGCATAGTCTACAGCGTTCGCCTCTCCGGTCGGCTGGTTCATCATCCCAGGCAGCAAGTCCCGATACAACTGCTCGTCAGCGTCCCTGCCGGGGACGTACTGCGGGTTCCAGCCAAGAATCGCCTGCGTCGGGTTGAACTGGCCAGGGGTGTAGTTATCATCAGCAGTTGGATCAAAGTGAGCAAAATCTCTATCCCTTGGGGTTCCTCCGCCTCCGCCACGCTCATAATAGTCTGGGTCGTTATTATCCCAATCTTCTGGGTCGCCGCTAAACCCACGACGCCAAGGCTGTTCAGCATCAGCATTCTGCATGTAAGCAGACGCTGGCATGTTCCCAGAGGTCATCCCGCCCTGAGACTTTGGAGTCCCGTTAGGGTTGATCTGCCCGCTTCCTGTATTCTGCGACCCAACGGGCGGCTTGATGACACGCGGCTTCCCAGGGATCATCGGCTCAGGCGGCACAGGAGGAAGAACCTCGCCGCCACCGCCCGGAGGAACGACGGGAGGATCTCCACCGCCCGGAGGAGGAAGCTCAGGCTCAGGAGGGTAGTCCACACCTCGCCTGCGAGGGCGCCTCACAGGCCCAGGATTCATCGTTCCGTCGCCGCCTGGGGGCGGATCTCCCCCGCCCGGCGGCGTTACCACACCGCCAATCCGCTGCCGTGGCGGTCGCGGTTGATACCCGCCGCCACCCCCGCCTCCGTTCCCGCCCCCGCCCTGCCCGCCGCCGGGCCGCAGGTGAGCGTACGGGTCAAAGTTGACCCCGTTTGGGTCAGGAACGCCCTGCCCCATCATGTAGTTCTGCATCCCACCAAGCAACCGAGCGGTGTTGGAGTACAGCCCGCTTAGCTCAGGAGGAATAGTCGGATTTGTAGTAGATCCACCGCCGCCCATGTCTCCTCCTATACCCGCAGCCCGTAGCGGTCCATGTACCAATCCTTAACGTACTGTGGGTAGTTTTGAATCTTGTTTCCTTGCTTATCGTAATATCCATTAAATCCGCTTACCACATCTGGCCCCTCAGTTGCTCTCCCCATGATTCCGCCTGTTGCAGGATCGAAATAGTACCCAAGAGAATTAAGGCGAGACGCTGTGTTAGGCGCGGATCTTCCGTTTCCGCTAGACATTCCAAGCTGACCAGCGGTCGGTATCATGTAGTTCAAGTTATCCCTATTCTGCCAGTTCCCAATACCCCCGGCATGCTGGGCAGTTCCATTTGCATCTCGCCTATAAAGTCCACCGTCTTCTCCAAAATAGACGTTGTAATCGCTCGCGTTCCCGACTCCGTACTTTCCAAGATCAGTTGATCTCTGCTCAAATGGACGAGTGCCTATATTGCTTTGAGCAGTCCTCCAATTCGGATTCTTCCCAAGGATAACGTCAGCAAGCCTTCTGTAGTCACCAAGCGTTGAATCATTATTGCCCCACACCGGAGTCTGCTGCCATTTAGGAGTCCCAGCGTTTGTCGGCCCTGGAGGATTAATGTTCGATGTAGGTATTGGAGTAGGGTTTGGACGAGGAGTTGTATCAGGAATCGCTGGAGGAAGCGTGCTGAACTGCACCCCGACATTCTGCGCCGTCGGCGTGTTCACCTGCGGCTGATACGACTGGCCAGTCGCCTGAGCGGCCCTCGGCGGCCCCGCCGCACTAACCGCCTGCCCCTGAGACGCTGGCATCGGCGTGAACTGATTTACCGTCTGCGTACGGCCGGTGGCGCTGTTGGCCGACGCCGGATTCATCGCAGAGTTCAGTCTCGGCTGTCCCTGCGGCTGTTGAGCGCCGTACCCCTGCGTCGGCCTGATAGCGTTGTACTGAAGTCCGCTGCTCTGTGGACGCTGCGTTCCCTGTCCGTTGCCTGCCATCTTATAGCTCCTTTCGCATCAAGATCCTGTCGCCGCCCTCAAACCCGTAAAACATCCTGTAGACACGAGCCAGTTGCGGCGAGTCGGCAACGCAGCGAACCTCGGAAGCGCCGATTGCTCTCGCCCAGTCACAGACCGCGTCGAACATCCCCTTGATCTTGTCAAGATCCTGTTGACAGCCGTCGTCTATCTCGTACTGAAGCACGTTAACGCCCTTGCGACCGAACCAATCGGTCACAAACGCGATCATATGACCCACCATCACTGCCCCTTGGCAAACCGCTATGAGCATGACCTCTGGGTTCCCAGCCGCGAAGCTCATGGATAGAAACTTCCACAGCTCTGTCGGGTCCGTGTCCCGCGCGTGCAGCGCGCAGAACTTGTCGCTGCGCTCCTTTAGCTGCGGCATGAGCGCCCAGGCTGAGTCGGAGGACGGAGTCAGACGGACGGTAACCATACAAGTGGCCACGCTTTCGAGTTACGTAAGTTTGACAACATAGATAAAAGCGTCTGTGATAGAGATGGAGTTAGCGCCGTCGTTATTAAGGTTTAAATACATGTTTGTTGAAGCGCTTGCATATACAACAAATGATCCTCCAGCCACTGCTGCTCCTGACGAAATAGTGGACGTGACCTTTGCCCATGTTCCTCCATATCCAGCCGTGCTCGTTGTGTTAATAAAAAACGCTTCTCCTGCTGTTCCTGTGCCGAGCACGTAAACCCCAACAAGGTATACTCCGGCGCTTGGCAGTGTAATGTACGTGTTTGTTCCAGAATGCCATCCGTCGCCATCAAGGACTTCAGTTGGGATCGGAATTGCGCTAGTGCTTCCTGATGTAACAGTAAGAGTAACAGAACCGTACGCTACGAACTTCCTGTTTGGCGTGTCCCACGTCGCGTCTCCGCGTAGAAATTTCAGGACATCGTTGGGCGCCTTAGGCACAAGCCCGTGCGCTGACGTGCTTACGTTTAAGTCTGTGTTGTCGTCAGGAGTCGCTAAATCATCAAGTTTTGGCAGCGTATGAACGTGATCCCTGTGCGCAGCAATTAGGCTAGTTCCTGGGCTAGCTGTTCCAAGAGCAGCCGGATTTGTCGAGTCAAAAATAGACTTGTTTGCGTAAGCAGTTTCTGCGTTGGCAATCCCAACGACATTCAGGACACTGGCCGCCGGGGCCACAGCCTTGAGCAGCAACCCATGCTTTGTCGTCGTGGCATTAAGGTCGGTGTTGTCGTCCGGCGCAGCAAGGTCGTCCAGTTTGACTGAATCGCTTCCGCCGCTCTGGTGGGACGCCGCGTGGGCCTTCGGCGGCTGCGCATCAGCCAGCTCGCCAGAAAGGCCAGCCACACTAATCTCGTCAGAACCGCCGTTTTCATGCGACGCCTTGTGCGCCGTAGGGACCGCCGACGACGTGCTCCATGCCCCGTCGTCAAAGTACGCCTTATACGCCTCATCTGAGGCGTAGAACAGCCGCCGCGTGCCGTCAGCTGTCGGCTTATTCGCGGCCGTGTCGGTCATAATCATGAAGTCGAAGCGCCGCGCCATCTGGACATACATGTCGTTGAGAGCAATATGCATCGACTGCGCCCATTGCAGCAGCTCATCGGCCTTTTGTGGCGCAGCAGGAAGCGACGGGTTCGCAGGAATTACCGGCGACGTGGTCATCGCTTGCCCCTCGTCACAATTGCTGCCGAAGACCCAAGCCACTCGACATGCTGTTCAGTCTCCAAATCGAGCCGGAACGCGAACATCCTAGCGCTTTCGCGGTGCCCAGTGTGCAGCGGATCAGCCGCCTTGACAAGATCCATTGTCACTGGCGTCTTGGCGTCAGCCTCTGCCTCTTCGCCGTAGTCTGAGCACCCGATCCTAACGTCCACTTCCTGAGTTAGCGTGGTCGGTATGAACAGGTGATCCATCTCGATCAGCGTCTTGAACGAGCTAGCGTCACCAAAGTCAAGCAAGCCAGTTTCAAGGAACGCCTCGATCTCCTGCCCACCGGACGGCGTGACCTGGTTGACTCCGCTGCCGAGCGAGTCACCAACCTCAGAGGAGTCGAGCTTGACGGACCACGTAGTCGAGTCTTCCCATGCCCCGCGATACGTCGTCATAGCGGCATAGCGCGCTGCGACCTGAGAGGCAATCAGCTCAGACGACTGGACACTCAGCCCCAGGAACTGGCACCCTGCTTGCTGCGTCCCAGCGGCCAGCGAACCGATGTAGACGTTCGTCCCAAGGGTCAGGCCAGGAGCCGTGGCGTCCGTGCCGCCAGAGACGCCTTGATCGTAGAGCGTGACCCCGCCAGTTCCCCACGTCACAGCCCAGTAAACAAGTCCGCCAAGAGCTTTAGCGGCTCCGCTAGAAGTGATCGTCACGGTAGCCGCGCCAGTACCGTACAGGACTTGCAGCTTACCGGCCGTGGTGATCTGCACCAGCAGATTCTTGTTCGCGGCGCCATTGCCGTCGAGAAGAACCTGCGCCGTAGTCCCTGGCGTGCGCTTGACGACTGCCCAGCCGTCAACGGTCCCAGCGGCATCAGCGAAAACGCCAGCCTTCGGGACATACACAACCTCTGCGTTGCGAGCCGTCCCTGTCGTGTGCCACGCCGTCGCGTACGCCTTCTGCTCAATCTGAATCGCGTCGATGTAGAACGTCGTAGCAAGCGTCCCAGTGGTGTAGATGTGCGCAGCCATCGCTGCCCCGCTGGCAGTGAACGGAAGAATGATACGCTGCATCGCTCCGGTAGCTGTGAAGTTGACAGTCGAGCCTTCTGCGGCTGCTGTAAGCGCCCCAGAGCCACGAACGTAGAACGACAGGCATGCGGCGGCTCCAGCGATTGTCGTTACAGCGAAGTTGATGCCCTCGTTCGCTGCGCCGCCTGGAGTTATAACCTTAAGTGACCTGCTGCCCTGCTTTGAATAGTCCGTGGAAGAAGAGATCGTTTCTGTTCCTACTTCTTTCGTGAATCCTGTCGCATCTGACGACGTGTCTGTTCCTGTCGCGACATTCGCCGCGTCTAGAAGATTCGTCGTTCCTTCCTCAATTAGAAGCCCGCTGTACCCAGTATCCGCATCGAAGCGCATGGCACCAGCGGTAACGGCATCGCAATCCCAGTCGTATGCTACCGAGTTCCGCGTAAAGATCCCATCAACAAGCCACTCGTCCTTGACGCCATCTTCCTTGTAGCACTGGCCAGTAGACGATCCAAACGCGAGAAGCGGACTCTCAGAGGTAAAGCTGCCAATCGAGTTTGAGTAGCTTCCAATGGTGTTCCCAAGGTCGCCAATCAGCGTGTCGAGCTGAGAGTAGATGCGCGCCCCAGCAGACATCGTCAGACGCTTCCAGCGGATGGGCCAAACACTCATTGACGGCATGTCTATCACGATGCCGCCAGTGCATTCGTTGCCCTCGCTCTGCGGAAACACGTACCAGAGCATACCCTGCTCTTGGTCGTAGCAACCCCACGCCTGTCCCTTCTTCGTCCAGTCAATCGTGTCCAGAATTGCCTTCTGGATCTTGCGCCACTCCCCGACTCCGCCAAGCGGCGCCACGCTCAGGCCGTCGAAGGTCATGATCGACCCGTCTTCAGCTAAGAACGCATGCCTGCCATCTGGAAGCGGCACGATGGAGTTGGTCGAAACCGGCCCAGCAATACCAGCGCGCTTCAGCTCGAAACGGAACGGGATCGCCGTGCTCTGCGCGATACAGGTGTACACCGCGTCGCGCTTGTAGATCGCCGTCTGGAGACTCCCCATCTCCTGCATGCCGATGATCTCGCCGGGAGTTTCTCCAAGAGCGACAGTCAGCACCGCCGGATCAGTTCCACCGGACCCAGGATACGATCCCCAGCCATTCGTAAAGTCGTTAGACGACGAGCACTGTACAAGGTCGCTTCCAGCCGAGTCACGGTAGCCAATCAAAAGCCGATTAGCGTTGATTGCCATGCACCTAGTAGCCGCAGGAGGGTATACGGTAGCATCTGTAGCCTTGACAATGTTGATGTAGTTGTTCGACGTGTTCCCGTCCCACGATTTCGGCCTGTCAACACCGTTACAGCCGATCAGATACGCCACATTCGGCGTGCCTTTGTTGAAGATCCTGAAGACCTGCTGAGACGTCACAGATCCTGTCAGCGGACCACCGACGCCCGTATCGGTAATGTCTATCCAGGCTCCTGTGGCAGAGGTCAGACACGCCCATCCGGTCGAGTGCCCAACTACGATTCGCTTAGTCACAGACGACGAGAAATCGTACTGGATGATACCCATGATCCGCTGGCCGACACTGTCCCACTGCTTCTTCCACCCCGGCCTGACGCGGAACTTCCCGTCCCATGCCAGCACATTCTGCGCCTCGGCAAGCCCGTTCTCGTCAATCATACGAGAGTTTCTGTCTTTCTGAAGGCCAGCCAGCGGCAAGGGCAGCGGAAGATGCTGAACTCCGGTAGGCATTAGGTCACCTTAGCAATTGATAGATAAACATCTGTAATAGACATTGCGCCACTTCCGTTATTTAAAAACGTGAATGGCGTAATCGCCATAGATCCGTTTACGTAAATCATCCCGCCAGCCTGAATCACAAGACCTGCCCCTGTCACGACTAGGCCGACGCCTGTCAACGGAAACTGCGGAGGAGAAATTGCAAGGAACGCAGTGTCATTAGTTGTTCCTGTTCCATATACCTGCAACGAAACTAAATACAGTCCGGCCGACGGAAGCGTTATTGTACCTCCAGAATGCCATCCGCCAGCATCCTCTCCCTCAGTCGATGGTAGTGTGAGATTTGCGCTAACTCCAGCGGCCACTGTTTGTGTTACAGATCCACTGAGACGTAAGCGGGCGTTCCCGTACGACTCCACAGTCGTTGGAACCCATCCAGCCGCTATCTTGCTCGCCCCGTCAGACATGACGATTTTGCTCGCCGCAGGGGTAGCTGTAGCATTAGCCGGATTCTGGACGACAAGACTGGTAGCGCCAAGCGTGGCAACGCCATTCGGCTGCGCAAGGGTCGAAGCCAGCACCACCGGGACTGTCGAAATGTCGCTGTCAATCGTCTGGCCGAGCACGTCGCAGATAGCCTGTTCAAGATCGCCAACGTGATCGTCAATCAGGTTTGCGACCGTCGAATTGGTCATGCGAGCGCGCTTGAATCTCGTAGGAAGCGCCATCGTCTATCTCCTATCCAGTGGTCGGAGCGGTCGGGGCGAAGATCGTCCCCGGCTCCTGAGAGACTGGCCTGCGGCCCGCAGTGCGGTTGCGAGCGTGCTCGATGCTTAGCCGGTCGATTGCCTGCTGCGCCCGCTGCTGGAATGTGCCGAGCCGATTGTCCTCGATCCCGTACAGCGAACCCTGCCCAAGACATGCCCACAACAGAACGTCCCACGCATTCGTCAGGAAGTCGTTCGTGTTGTTCGGAGCGCCGTTGGCAAGGTCTGGCAGCTTCTTGTAGTACCGAGCAGCCGCTGAGTAGTTGCCATCGGACTTAGGGCCGGTCTTAATGGTAGATCCCCAGATGGCGTAGTGCAGCGGCTTCCCACTTGCGGCCGTAGAGTCGGCCGGGTAGCGCACGTCGAACTCTTCAACAGATAGCTGCTCAAGGAATGTCGGAGCGTTCGTGCCAGCCTGATACTGAATGGCGTACGGGCGGGACCAGTCAGACGGCAGCGAGAACGACGAGTTTCCAAGCGTAATGCTGATGGTCGCGTCGGCTTCCAGAAATCGGAAGTCGTACATGCGGCACAGCTCAGCCTGGGTCATGTTGATGATGTCCTGTCGTACCGACGACGGCAAGCGATTCGTGTCAGCATCACGAATGCCCAGCCAGTCGGCCATTGCGGCCTGCATCTGCTCAAAGGTCTTCGCCACGTCCCCTCCTAATACTTAATGCCAAGACGGTCGTAGACGCGCTTTAGGATCGAAGCCTTCGTCTCTTCGTCAGCGGCGCCAACGCCGATCTTCCGAGCCAAATCGACCAGGCCAGCCTGCGACATCCGCTCAAACTTGTACGGCTTCATGTTTTTGTACTCGATCAGCGGGTCAGTAGGCAGCTCGGCAGTGACTTCCGGCGGCAGATAGCGCCCCTCGTCCGGCACATTGGTACGGTCGTGAACCACCGGCTTGTTGGCGTGCCGATCAAGGTCAACCGGGGTGTTGCTCCACGGCGGCGAGACTGGCTCATCGGACGTAGCGTCTAGGATGAACACGTTGTACCAGTCGTTCGTCTCGACAAGCGCTATCGCCTTGGGATCTTCCGTGATGAACAGGCCGTTATTAAACTTGACCTTGTCGCCAATCGCGTAAAACGGGTAACGCGGACAGATGTACGTCTTTTTCATCAGACCCTCACCTTGTAGACGACGCTTTCAAGCGCATCAAGACGCGCTTCCAGCTTCGCCATTTCAGGAACTGAATCGGGGAACTTCTCAAACAAGCCAAGGTGGCGCTGCGTCACTTGGTTTTTGTCGCCAAGCGCCTTCAGTGCGTCAACGATAGTCTTGACTTGCCTCTCGGACAGCGATGCCTGCACGCCTTTGTCCTTGGCCGGGTTCCACGCGACCGTGCCCTTGCCGTCGTCCTGCCACTCAAGCGTGTTTCGTTCAAGATCGCTCAGGTCCAGCGCCTCTTTTAGTGACTTGACGCTCAGCATCGTCTGGTAGTCGCCCTGTTGAGGCAAGGCCATAAGCAGGTGCAGCCTCTCTTCGACGGTCAGAATCACTTCCATTCTCTCCTCCCAAGTAAGAATGGGGAGGGAGCCTTGCGACCCCCTCCCCGGACGCATGTTAGATGGCGTTGGAAACCATCAGGTAGTACGCGGTGCCGAACAGGCGAATGCGGATGACGTGCGACACAGCCGCCGAGGACTTGGCAACGCACATGTTGCCAGAGGCAATCGAGCCGCCCTCGATGCTGAACAGCGCCACGTTGTCCTCAAGGAGCGCAGCGCCAGTCGTGTCGCCAGCGAGGACGAAACGAGCGAACTGGCCGTTGCTCATGTTGGACGTGGTGCCGTCGGCGTACAGCTCGGCATACAGCGCGCCATTGGTGCCGCCGAGAACAGCAGCCGGGACATGAAGCGTAGCGCGGACAGCCGCAGCCTCACCAGTGCAGGTGCCGCTACCGGAGAACTGCACGGACGAATGCAGGCCGTGGACCCCGACCGCACCAGCACCAGTGACGAGCGTGTAGAACCGGCCCGCCTCGCCGCTTACCGCAGCGCCAGACATGGTGAGCTTGCGGTAGATGGCGCGGTTGTCGGTCGCCACATTGGACGTGATGAGGTACGCCTTATCGGCGCTCCCGCCCTCGTAGGACTCAGGAGACGCAGAAGTGCCAACATCGTTAACCATAGGGGCACCGGACACCGTGATGCCCTGCTTGAAGTAGATCCTCTCGTCGTACGACTGGGGCATTCTGTTCCTCCTTATGCGCCGTGGCCGACGGCAGTGAAGTGAAGCGTCTGTGCCGCAAGAGCGGCGTTGTCGTCACCGAGCTCAGTAGCTGCGGTCGTGTACACGAGCAGCTTATTGTTCGTGTAGTCATAGGTGCAAGTGTGCCCAAGGCACGGCTCAACAAGCACCTGGCGAATGGTCCCAAGCCCGTACACGGTCATATCGAAGGTGTATCCGCCGGTCTTGTAGTTGTCCAGAACAGCCGTTCCGTAGACCCTCTTGATTCCGGCGTATCCAGGCTTGTCGTTCCATACCGTGATGGTCGTATCACCCTTTGCCACTGTTACCTCCTTTACTTGCTGGGGGGAGGTTGGCCCTCCCCCGCAGCTCGGTCAACTACCCGACTGTCTTAGCCAACGAACGAGGAGCAGTTCTTGACCAGGCCGAAGGTGTACTCGTTGTGAAGCTCCAGACCGGCCTCGGCCAGATACTCACCGATAACGCGGTCCTGACCGGGGTTCTGAACCTCGGGATACCAGTCGGTGTCGCGGCCACCGACGAAGCGGTACACGAGCTGATCGGGGTCGATCAGGAAGCCCCAGGAAGTGAACTTCGCGGAACGCGACAGGAGCTTGTGCTCCTTGACCATGACGGTGCCGAAGCTGGTGATCCACTTGCGCATCGTCATGCCGAAGCTGTCCTGCTTGCCAACATCGGCCCACTGGTAGCTGTACGCACGCGCCATGTTCTCAAGCGACATGAGCATGGTGGCGCCGCACAGGAGCAGCTTCTCATCGGAGCCGTACTGGAACAGATCCTTGAGGAAGGTGTTCCAGCCCGACAGCGTGAGGCCAGTTGAGGCGTAGTCAACGGTGTTGGTGGAGATATAGTTGTAGATCCCACCAGTGGTGCGACGCGGACCCGGAGCGGCCGTCAGATCCTCAGACGGGATGCCGAACATGAACGCCCACTCCTTGTCCACCTCATGGAACAGGAGCGCCTGCTTCTGAGCGTCCTTCTGCCGGTCGCCAGTGCGCAGGGTCGTAGCCGCCAGAGTCTTCGTGATGTCAGCGACATTACGGAAAATCTGGCAGTAGTTGTACTTCTTCGCCGGGTCCGTGGTGATCGCGGTCCCGACATCGGCACCCTCAGCCTGCGCGTTACCAATCACCTGAACCTTGTGAGTGGTGAGCCACGCAGACTGCGCCCCAGTAGCGCCGACGCCACGGATGATCTTGACGTTCTGCGAGTCAACCGGATCTTCCGTGACAATCACGCGCTCCATGAGAGTGGTGTTGAGGAGGATGCTCCCGGCGCGGACGTTGTACGCCTCGCCAGCAGCAAAACGGGCCGTATCGGCAAGCCCGGCAAGGACACCAGCGGCGGGAAGGTCGCCCGCGTCAGGAGTCAGCTCGCGGGTGGCAAACCGGCGCTCAAACCAGTTGAACTCCGGGTCGGACGACTTCTCTTTGCCAGTCCTGTAGATCAGGTTGCAAAGAGGAGCCGCATCCGGGTACTCGTCCATGATGCCAAGCCGCCACGCCTTCGGGCGCTCGGTGGCATCGGTGAGGTTGGTCGTGGTACGCATTCCAAGAACGGGCATGTCTAGTCTCCTTTAGGACTTTGCGAACAGTGTCCGAATGTCCTTGTTCTTCCCGCCGTCAGCCTGCCCGCGAGTTGCCGAAGACTCGCCGCGAGCCATCTGCCTCGCGGTCGCTGCCGCCGCTGTGCGCTGCTGATTGCCCGCGCTAAGCGCCGCCAGGATCGGTGAACGCTGCCATGCCAGATACTGCCCAGCAAGCCAGTCACCGGCCTGCTCGCTCTGAAGCACCTCAATGGGCGGATTGACGTTTTCAGCCAGGAAGTTGATGAATTCGTTTCGTTTGGTTTCGTCGGACAACGATGCGAAATGCTCACCATGCCGCTGCGGGAGCGAAGCGAGGTTCTGGTGGAGATACGACAGCCAGCTCTGACGCTCGTACTCAGCCTGAGCCGTCTGCGTCTGATCCAAGATCGGACGGAACTGACTGTTGTAGACCTGAAGGGCGGCGTCCCTGAACTGCATGAACGACGACTTCGCTCTGATGTTCTCTTCCACCAGGTGCGCGACGAGGTTTGCCATCTTCGGATTTAGGGCGATTTCATCATCGTCCATGAGGCCGCTTTCCCTGAGCATCTGAATGCGTGGCTTCAGGCTCTCGGTGAACTCGTCGTAGTTCTGCGGCCCTTGCGGCTGCTGCTGCTGCGCCTGCTGCCGCGCTGCGAGCTGCTGCCTCATCTGCTCCTGGGCAATCTGCTGTTGGCGGTCATACTCCATGCGCTCCATATACTTCTGCTGCATGGACTTGAACTGCTCAGCAGTGACCAGAAGATCCTTGATGACTTCCGGTTCGCCGTACTTCTGGCGAAGCTCGTCGTCGGCCCACTCGCGTCCCTTGAACTTCCAACGCGGCTGCGGCGGCTGAACCGCCGCCTGCTGGGGTGCCCCAGCCCCGCCGGTCTGCTCAGCGCTGTCGGAGCCAAGCTGGTCAGGGGTAACCTCTGGCCTAGTCTCCATTGCCTTTGAGGCGCCAGCGAACAGATCCTGCGGCCCTGTGCCACCAGCGTCAGCCTGTGCAGGCTCGCTTGCGGCGTTAGCGTTTACTGCGTTCTCGTCAGCCATACTTCACCCGTCCCGCTCGGCTTGGCCGTCAGCGGGTTCTTTCTCCAGCTCCCTCTCCTCGATTGGGTAGGCTGGAAGCCGCGAGCTACCGCGAGGCGGCTGTGTCCTCGATCTTCTTTGAGATGTCTTCGATCCGAGCTTTGCGGTCCTCGTAGTCGAGAACCACGTTCCTGGGCGCCTGGATCTGCTTGACGACACGCTTTGCCACGGCAATCAGCGCAATCGCCTTGTCGCCAGAGTCGCCAGGAGAGAACTGGTCAATTGTCAGGAACAGCTCGGTCAGAAGCGCGTCGTGCTTTACCTTGCCGTCTTCACTTTCAAGCAGCGCCTTTGCCTTCAGGTACGCGCTCTCGCGCGCGCGAAGCTCGGATCTGCGCGCTTCCAGCGCGGCCTCAAGCTCTCCTCTGGTCGTCATGCTTCCCCCGGATCAACGTAGTTGCCAGCTTGCGACTGCTGCTGGAACTGCTCGTCTGGGACAACCTGCATCCCAGGCTGGCCACCCTGCATCTGTTGCTGCTGCATCTGCTGCTGAAGCACCTGCGGGTGAACCCTGTAGAACTGCTCGACGTTCTTGATGCCCATTGAGCGGACGAACTCGTTGAAGATCGCCCTAAAGTCTGGGATGCGTCCGTCGGGATACTGCATGGGATCGAAGAGTTGCGGCCCCTGCGCCAGACTCTGGAGAAGCTGCATCCACGTCGTAGCCGACCGCGACGGATCAGGCGGCATGTTCCCGGTGTGTGAGATGTAGTCGAAGTTCCCAGCGATATCGCTCGGCCCGATCAGCGCCTGCATCAGCCCGCTTCCTGGCATCTGCTGGATGTTCCCGCCCATGCCGCGCGCCACGAAAGCGTCCATGTCCTTGGCGAGATCCCCGGTGATTCTGTACCACTGAGCTTCCTCTGTGAACTGCTGCCGGTTAATCATGAGCCGCTTGGCCAGCGGAGCGAGCGCCTGCATATCGGCCAGCCGAACCGTCGTTGAGATGCGCTGCGAGGCTGCTGCCATGACCGCCTGAACCTCGCCAAGAGTGCGCCGGTCCTGCATTGGGATGCCCTGGGCCGGGTCGTTGGCGCCAGTCATTCTCTGCGCCATGTCCATCACGGACGCCATGTCGTTCAGATGACCGCGCGTCGTGTCGTTGGTGGACAGTTGGAAGACAAGTTGACCCGGAGACATCATACCATTAATCATCAACTCCTCGGCACGCTGCGACATTCGGATGTGCCCGCCGGGAGTCGGATACAGGAGGTCGATCTCTTCGATTAGCGACGGAGGGTAGATCATCGAGTTGTTGATGGCGCGGCGGACGTGCTCGATATGGCTCTGTCCGTGGATGCTTACGACGCCGTTCCTGCGCACAACGGTTACGTGCGTACTGTTCGTGAAGCAGTACACCTTGCCTGCGTATTGCTTTTTCCCAACATGCTTACCAAGGAGCGAATGCCTGTCAACAGCGAAGCTGATTGAGACTCTGTACACAGGCTTCCCTCTGTGCATGTATTGACCGAACCTGACCCTAGCTCCAAGTTTGAACGCGATTTCTCCGATATCGTCTGCTAGTTGCTTCGACCGCGACGTGTACGCCCACAGGGTTTCGTTGATCTGCGTTCCGTCACCGGCAAGCGCGCTGAAAAGGACTTTCTTCAGAAGCCTTGTTGGCCACGCCCGCACGAAGTCGGGCAGCTTTTTAGAATAACTGTCTGCCTTGTCGTTATTGTAGCAATGAGACTTTAAAAACTCAAAGAAATACCTATGCGAAATCGTCCATGACACTGCATTCTTTTTTGGGTCAACATAACGGGTGTGCTTAAAAGGAAGTTCTCCGAATATCTTATCAAGAACTGGTATGTTTTCTTGCTTCTTTTGCTTAATGGATACAGAATATGTGCCTGATTTACTTCCTTTTGCAGCATATCCTTCGCTAACAAACCATCCAATGAACTCAGCAAGAGCATCAGGGCTAATGAACGAATCAACCCACCTACGCGCGTGACCCCTGTTTCGAATCGGCGCTCTTCCGCCAATTAGAAGTGGAGACGGCTCGCAAGCGCGAGAGTCGTCGTATACAAGAGAGGCCATAGTAAACCGCTCATGCGGCATCCCAATAAGCTGCTCTGCCGGGATAAGTTCATACTTATCTGAGCGCGTTCCAACGAGCAGTTTATGATTAGGAGTCACTAGCAAATCTTGCTTGAGTCCGCTTAGGCTAACCATTTCTCCGTCGTAATCATACTCCTGCCTTGCGCTCGGCGTTTCAAACCAGAACCGACGAGACTTAGGGTCAACCGTGGCAACCTTGTGACTGTCTGTTAAGAGCGGAAACGGAACCCAGCCGCTGTCGGTCAGGACTTCCGTTTCCTTATCATAACAGTTGAACAGCCAGTTAGCCATCCGCTGAAGCCCTTCAAGGTTCTCGGCCCACCCAGGCTGATCCAGCGAGTGAAGGTCGGCAATACCCTCAGCCACGGAGTACGTGAACTTGCCGTGCGCATATGGGGACGCATGCGCCCGTACGATAACGGCATCGTCAGTCCACGAGAACATCCAAATCTCAGGCTTCTCACTGGAGCCAAGCTGCCACTCGCGCGGAATCAGCTTCACCTGAAGATGGTCAAGGCAGTACGTGCCGCGATCCAGCTCATCCGCGCGCTCGTTGCGAAGCTCCTTCCAGCGCGTGGCGCGGTCGCCGCCAAGGCCAGCGTGCTTCTTGACTTCATCGAGATTGAAGTATGCGCCGTTGCCAGACTTCAGCTCGCGCTCCTTTAGGAACATGAAGCCCTGACGCACGCCATGCCCGCAAAACTCGCCGTCCTGAGTGCGCCCAAAGGAGACGCGCGGATCGTGGTAGAAGCGGCGCGGATCGACGTTCTTGATCTGGTTGTACGAACGGACCTTGCCCCACTCCTTTAGGCGCTGCCATAGCCGCCCATCGGCCCGCCCATGCCCATCATGGACGGAACCTGCGGCTGGCCGAGCACCCACCCCCACTCGTCCTCCCAGGACTCAAACATGATCCCCAGGTTGTATCGCTCGTAGTCCCAGATCCACTGGTAGAACGTCAGCGGGACGTTCGACTCTCGGCAGTCGTACGCAATCGTCGTTTCCATCATCTTGGCTGGAACCACGTCTTCCGGGCTGACGCCCTCAATCGGGAAGACTGGATCACGGCCCATCATGATGCTGTACTCCTGCGCAAGACGAACCTGAAGCATGGCGAAGCTCATGGGGACGACAATCGACCGCTCAAACGGCATCTCTCGCTTCTGCTCCGAGTAGGCGCCGTCGCCAAGGCGGGCGCCTTGGCTCAGGTCAATCTTCATCTTCAGCGTGTTGTCTACGTCGTCCCACCCCTGAAAGCGGCCCGAAACAGCCGTATGGCCAAGGTTCCGCCGGAGCGTGAGCTTACTCAGAAGATCGTCGTGCTCCTTCGTGCCAAAGCGGAACTTGACCTCCGGCGGCTGTTCCATGACCTCAATGCCGCTCGCCGCGTACTCGCCCTCGCCCGTCGCTGGGCCATACGCATCAGGCTCGTAAGACGGCGACTGTATGAAGGCGTTCGTGAAGTCAACCATTGTTACCTCGCGCCAGTGCGGATTCCGGCAAAGTAGATCGTGACGGTGCCGCCCTCAACATCAGTCGAGATTCGCGCCCTGACGCACCCAACAGGGCCAGAGGCGACGATATGCTTCGCGGTTGAGGCCACAAGCGTGTACTCGCTCGTCAGCGCGCTCCATGTCCCGGTGTACCCACAGGCATGCGCGCATTCGACCACCACCTTCCCTGCGCTGATCCCAGCTGACGGGACGATCTCAAAGACAATCGCGTCGAGTTTGTGGTCGGTATCGACCTCAATCCCGTTGCCTGTGGTCGCAGCCGTCTGGATCTCAATGACCGGCGGCGTCGCTACGACCGACGGATAGTCCACAGACGTCGCCAGAGCCGTTGACACCTGAAGCGACAGAATGGCCGCAACACCAAGCACTACGAATACTTTACGCATAACGTCCTCCTAGTCCCCTTCGCCGTTTTCGGGAGCGTGTGTCACAGACGGTCTATCAATAAGCCGCTGCATTGCGAACGTATGATGCTTGCTCAGAACAGAATGCTCGCCCTGCAACTGCGCGAGCGCCTTGCCTTGTGACTGCAACTCGCTAAACAACCGCTCCCACTTAATGTCCATCGCGGCGTTCTGATGCTGCATCGCCTCGTACAGTTTCCGCACGTCCTCAGCGTGGTTTTCAATGCCTTGCTGGAGGTCTGCGCGGAACTCCTTATTTGCGGCGTCAAACGCATCAAGGGACCGCTTCCCCAGGTAAACAATTACGGCCACCAGCGTCGCGAGCAGCGACAGCACGGACCCCCAAATCCAGATGACGACAGCCGGATGCCCAGCGATAAACGTCTCGATAGCTGAAAGCTGAGGCTCGGCTACACCATCTGGCGCCGGGCCAGACGAGGCTGAGACCACCAGCACAAGAAGCACAGCGACGCCAATGGCGACGGAGCGTTTCATGTTACTGCTCGGCAGGCACGTCGTTCGCGGCGGCAGCGATGGCGGCAGCGCGAGCGGCCTCACCAGCGTCGTTGGCGACCTTGGCGACGTAGTGCTGGCGCAAGAACTCCTTGAGCACCTTGCGGAGGATCATGCGGCGCTCGACCGTGGTCGTATCCCGCGAGGTGCAGACGCCCGCAGCGTGGTCTGCCGCGTTCGCCGGGACGCAGACCGTCAGCCCATAGGTCAG